ACTTTCTTTCTTAGTTTTTTTCAACAACAACTAGGTAAGATCCACTCTGTCCTGAACAGGTTAGTTTTTCAAGTTGGTTTTTCTAAAGGCTCGAAAAAAACCAACGTCTTTACTAGAATAAATAACTTCCTTTTCTTTATTTATTTTTTTACCCAACAAAAAGAAAAAAATGCTTGCAATCTATTCAAGGATGTGGTATAATCGAGCATAACTTTTAAAACAATAGTAACTAAAAAGAGAGAGGATAAATATATAACATGAATCAAGAAATACAACAAGTGACTGGCACAGCTTACTGGGCAAGTATCACAGTTCCAAACACAACCTTTGAACCTATCTATCAAATCGAAGTAGTGTTAGACGATACAACAGCAGATGAGTTTGAAGCTAATGGATTTCCAACTATCAATGGCACTGCCATGAAAAGAGATGGATCTCCTAAAACTTCTGATCACTACGATGGTAGAGCAGTGCTGATTAAACGCAAAGTTAATCGTAGAAAAGATGGCACACCTAACGTTAAGCCTAGACTTTATGACAAGAACGGAGAGCCTACTGAAGATATGGTAGGAAATGGCTCAACTGTTTCAGTTAAGTATAGAGCATGGGAAGTGGACAACGAGTTTGGACACTACAAAGGACTTGACTTAGTGAAAGTCAAAGTTCTTAATCTCGTAGAGTTTACAGGTAGTGACAGTGATTTTGATGACGATGAATTTTAATTTTAACTAAAGGTAACTAAAAAATGAATGAAGAAACTCAGCAACAAAAACCCTATATCACTATTGATGATGTTCAAATATACGTTGAAGACTTACCTGAAGATGGTCAAGCTATCTTTGGTAGGATACAACGTCTGAACCAGAAGAAAGTTAATCTTGTTCTAGACTTGGAAGAAGTCAACGCAGGACTAGCTTCTTTTACTAACAGCATTGTTGGTATCGTTAATGCTGATGATGAAGGTGAGCCAAGCATCGAAGAGACTGATGCTTTTCCGATAGAAAATGATTAGGCGACCACTTCTATATGAAAGCCACTAATCATTATAGCATAAGCGGTGTGTCAACGAAGAGGAAGACACTTAAATATTTCCTGTTAGGTCGGGCATTGAATGTTGTGCCAAAGTATTTAAAACAATAGACCTTATAAACACAGAGCCGTATTATAATTGAGGTTTTGTTAGTTTTTCCAAGAGCATAAAAAAACTAGCCATAATAGATATAGTTGACTTTTGAATTAAAAGGTGATACTCTCTGAGTAATGTTATTTTTAATACAAACTAGGTCTAACAAAAACAATGTTCCACGTGGAACAAGGAGCAAACAAAAATGAAAAGTTTTAAACTTAAAAGGCTACATCCTAAAAACACGCATGTCATTTATAACAATTATTTACATGACTCAACTTTATCTGAGTATGGATACAAGGATTATAGAATTAAATCTGATGGCACATTCTCAGGTTGGTTTGTAGAGAAAAATGGAAAAAGACTTACTTCACTTTTAGGACTAGGGTTTAAAGAAGCAAGAAGTTGGCTAAAAACCCACATTAAAAGAGAGGAGTATCAATGAACATGACAGATCATACCAAATCAAACTGGGATGAATACAAACTGCCTTGTCCTAAATGTGGTGGATCAGATCCAGTAGCCAAGAACAAAGACGGATCAGCACATTGCTTTAGTTGCGAGGCACATTTCTCTGATTATGATAAAGCAAGTGAGAACACTCCACAACAACAGCAACAAGTATCTAATATAAAAGACCACAAAAATAAGCTTAGAGTTCCTAAGAACGGAATCTTCAAAGAACTAACCGACAGAAAGATCTCTAAGCAGACAGCTATCAAGTATGGTGTCAAGGTTATTGAAAGCACAAGTGAACAAATCTATCCTTATTATGTTGGCAATCAGCTAGTAGCTACTAAGGTCAGATACAAAAGCCAAGATGGAGTAGCTAAGAAATTTATAGTCAATGGTTCTTTTGCTGACAGTGGATTGTTTGGAGAACAACTGTTTAGTAAAGGCGGAAAGTATATTACACTTGTCGAGGGTGAATGTGATGCTATGGCTGCTTATGAAATGCTTGGCTCTAAATGGGCAGTAGTCTCCATCAAGAGAGGTGCTTCAGGTGCAGTCAAAGATGTTAAAGAAAGCCTAGAGTTTTTAGAAAGCTTTGACAACGTAGTAGTTTGCTTTGATAATGACAAGGCTGGCAGAGAAGCTTCTCGCAAGGTTGCTCGTCTATTTACTCCAAGCAAAGCAAAGATAATGACTTTGCCTGAACAGTTCAACGATCCTAACGATATGTTGTTTGCAAGCAAAGGCAACCTGTTCAATCAAGTTTGGTGGGCAGCTAAAACATATACACCAGCAGGTGTCATAAATGTATCAGACTATAAGTTAAAGTTCTTCGACAGAGAAAAGAAGAAGAGTGTTCCTTATCCTTATGCAGGATTAAACAAGAAACTCTATGGCTTGAGACAGGGAGAACTTGTAACTCTCACAGGTGGCACAGGACTAGGTAAGTCTAGTGTCACTCGTGAACTAGAACACTGGCTTATAAAAGAAACAGACGATAATGTAGGTATCATATCCCTAGAAGAAGATCCTAACAGAACTATCAGTGGTATCTTATCTATCGAAGCTAACGCAAGACTATATATTGATCAAGTCTTAGAAGAGTTTTCCAAAGAAGAGATAGATAAATTCTTTGATATTCTTTATAGCGGAGAGAATAAAAACAGAGTATGGATACATGCACACTTCGGCACTAACTCTATCGAAGAAATCTTTTCTAAACTTAGATACATGATCGTAGGTTGTGGTTGTAAGTGGGTGGTCGTAGATCATTTACACATGCTAGTTAGTGCAGTCCACGAGGGAGATGAGCGTAGAGCCATAGATGCAATTATGACTAGGCTCAGAAGTATCGTAGAAGAAACTGGTGCTGGTTTAGTTTTGGTGTCACATCTTAGACGAGTTGTTGGCAACAAAGGACACGAAGATGGTATCCAAGTTAATCTTAGTCATCTGCGTGGCAGTCAATCCATAGCACAGTTGAGTGATTGTGTTATAGCTTTGGAAAGAAACCAACAATCAGATGATCCTGAAGAAGCAAGAACAACAGTTCTAAGAGTATTGAAGTCTAGATACACAGGAGATGTGGGATTAGCTGATCGTTTGCTTTATGATAAAAAAACAGGTCGCCTAAATGAAATACCTGCTGAAGATTACGAAGACGATGGAAGCAGTGACATAGAGTTTGATGATTATGCGTAGCCTAGTATTTGACATAGAAACAGACGACCTCAAGGCTACTAAAGTCTGGTGTATTTGCGCTCAAGATCTTGATTCTAATGAACTTTTTCGGTTTGCTCCTCACCAATTAGAGTCAGGTCTTGAGTTGCTTCAGTCAGCAGACAAGCTTATAGGACACAACATCATAGGGTTTGACATACCTATAATAAAAAAGATTTTAGGAGTTGATCTAAGCGATAAAAAAATAGTTGATACTCTTGTCTTGTCTCGTCTGCTTAATCCTGTGCGAGAAGGTGGACACAGCTTAGAGATGTGGGGTTATAGATTGAACTATCCTAAAGACGATTTCACTGAATATAATAAATACTCACCAGAGATGTTAAAGTATTGTGTTCGTGATGTTCAGCTTAATACTATGACCTATCACAAACTTAAAGAAGAAGCAACAGGTTTTACTAAAGAGTGTGTTAATCTTGAACATGGTGTTAGTTTAATTTTAAAAGAGCAAGAACAAAATGGATTTCTATTTGATGAACCTAAAGCAAACAACCTTCTTTCAAAGCTTTATAAAAGAATGAATGAAGTAGAGGAAGAAGTTCATAAAGTATTTAAACCTAAATGGATAGATGATAAATTAGTAACTCCTTATGTTAAGAAAGATGGCTCGTTATCTAAACGAGGACTAACAGATAAGGAATACGAACAGGTATTTCTTGAAATTATTCTTCAAAAAGGTGTGAACGGAATACAGGAAGAAGACTTTGAAGTTCCTAAACCTAGAACATTCATGCGAAAGAAGTATCAAGAGTTTAACTTAGGCTCAAGAAAACAAATAGGAGAATACTTACAAGACTTTGGATGGAAGCCTAAAAAGTTTACACCAACTGGTCAGCCAATTGTTGATGAGAAGATATTAAAAAAGATTACGGACATACCAGAAGCTCAACTCATAGCAGAGTATCTTCTACTTCAGAAAAGAATTGCACAGGTTGAGTCTTGGGTAAAAGCTGTTGAAGATGATGGAAGAGTTCATGGTTTTGTGATACCTAACGGAACTATTACAGGTCGCATGAGCCATAGAGCGCCTAACATGGCACAAGTTCCATCAGTTAAGAGTTCTTATGGTGCAGAATGCAGAGAATGTTGGATCACACCTAAAGGATATAAACTAATAGGTATTGATGCAAGTGGATTGGAATTAAGAATACTTGCTCACTACATGAAAGACGAGGACTTTACAAATGAAATCATTAATGGAGATATACACACCTATAATCAAAAAATTGCACGACTTCAATCAAGAGATCAGGCGAAGACTTTCATCTATGCACTCATCTACGGAGCAGCAAATAAAAGACTCGGAGCAGTGGTTGGTGGAAGCGAAAACGATGGTAAGAGAATTAGAGAATATTTCTTTGCTGATCAGCCTGCATTTAAAAGACTTCGAGATAGAGTTACAAAAGCAGCAGCGAAAGGCTATGTCAAAGGACTAGACGGAAGAAGGATCTTCATAAGAAACACACACGCTTCTTTGAATAGTTTACTACAAGGTGGTGGTGCAATAGCTATGAAGAGAGCGTTAATTATACTAAACAATAAAGCCAACAAAAGAAACCTAGATTTTAAGTTTGTTGCCAATATACATGATGAGTGGCAAGTAGAAGTGCATAAGGCACACGCTGAATACTTTGGTAAGCTTGGTATAGAAGCAATTAAAGAAGCAGGTGATTATTATAATCTTCGGTGTCCTCTAGATGCCGAATACAAAATAGGAGATGACTGGAGTGAAACACATTAAAGAAAACTGCATAGCTTGTGGAGTAGAACTAACTATTGATAATTGGTATCCTTCTCGAATGAGAAAAAGAGAAAGAAACTGTATCACTTGTCACGATATTAAAAGACTAGAAAGAAGAATTAAACAAAAAGGAATGACTCCTAGAATGATGGCTAAACTTTTTCAACTGAAACACAACAATGATTATAATAAAATCAAAGAAGGTTTTGTTTATATACTAACTAATCCTGCTTGGAAAGATTGGATAAAGGTTGGTATGGCTGTTGATGCAAACGATAGAAGAAATAATTATCAAACAGGCAGCCCTTATCGAGATTATAAATTGTATCATAAAAGATTTTTTAAAGATAGAAAAGCAGCAGAACAAAAAGCACACGATCTTCTTTCTGGAATTGCCACAGAAAGCAATGGCGAATGGTTTAAGATAAATAAAAATGATGCTAAAGGAATTATAAAAACAATATGAAAAAACTAAACACACTTGTAGAAGACATCTACCAAGAGTTAGATAACCTAAGTAATGGCAAAGCATTAGACATCTCTGAACAAGATGCAGAAGACTTTGGCAATGCCATGAAAGAGGTTCTTCTTAAATGGTCTAAGCCGTATGAAGAAAGAAAAGAAGAGACTCTGAGAATGTCAAATGTAGGTAAACCTAACAGACAGCTTTGGTATGATTTTAACTCAGATAAAGAGCCTTCTCCTTTCAAAGCACCTACACAGCTTGTCTTTTTATATGGACATATCTTAGAAGAAGTTGGTTTGATGTTAGTTCGTTTAGCAGGACACGAGGTTACTTCCGAACAAAAAGAAGTTCAGGTGTCGGGAGTAACAGGACATATGGATTGCATCATTGATGGAGAAGTAATAGATATTAAATCAACTTCAGGTTTTTCTTTCAAGAAATTCAAGAACGGAACTCTTCCTGAAGATGATCCTTTTGGTTATATGGCACAGATTGCAGGCTACGAAGCAGGAGAAGGCACAAACAAAGGTGGTTTCTTAGCTATTAACAAAGAAAACGGAGAGATTGCTTTACTTATTCCTGCTGAGATGGACAAGCCTAATATCAAACACAGAATATCTAAGCTTAAAAAGGAATTAAAGCTTGCAACTCCGCCTGCTTTATGTTATAATCCAACACCTGAAGGAACTTCTGGAAACATGAAACTTCCTAGACAGTGTGTTTATTGTAGACACAAGATTGAATGTCATAAGGATTCCAACAACGGAACAGGCTTGCGGATATTTAAGTATTCTAAAAACCTTTCCTTCTTGACAACAGTTGTTAAAGAACCAAGAGTAGAAGAGATTACAAGTGAATGGAAGAAAAGCTAAAGCAATACGAAGACAAGGAAAACAAATCCTAGTTGAGTGGTTACATTCGCTTTTACCTGACACTGAAGATAAAGCTTTAATAACTACAGAAACTTTAGAAGAT